ATTGGAGAACCAAGCCACGTTCTAAAACCCTAAATTGTCTTACCAATCTTGTCGCACTGCGCTATGAAGGCTACATTTGGGCCAATATTCTTGGTGGAGCCGCCGGGTACCGCCCCCGGGTCCAGTCTATCTTAACTCGGCTTCACCGTTCGAATAATATATTTATTATACCATACTTTTCTGCGAATGTACACCTTTTTTTTAATTATGTTCTCCGCCAGATCCACGACCATTATTTCTTAGAAATCCTTTGTCGTTTTCTTTATCAGCTTGTTTCCAAACAACATAAGTTAAAAAAACACCAGATATTAAAAGCATGTGACCCATTGCACTTACTCCCCATATCATATAACTTCCCATATAAAGTCCAAATATTCCACTCCACATCCACGCTAAAACTGTGAATACGAGATGCCCAACCATTGGTGGCATTTTTCGAAGTGGTGACTTTTCTACTGAAAGTAGTGTTGTGTAAGCGTCATAACCAGTTTTTATTGGACCAATAACTGGCGTATACATTGGTGATACATATTTCTTTGCACCGTTCTTAAATTCTGTCATGTTATCTCCTATAATTCTTGATCATGAACGTGTAATTGTATTATTGCATAATGTAACACTTTCAAAAGATCTTTTCGAGCATCTTCTCTAGAACCTTTCTTTCCATACCTTTGAGCATACTTAAGTATGTTGCCGATACAGAAACCAGTTCCATGTCCGCCGTCTATAATAAACTCTGCTGCTTGAAATTTTTCCTTTGAATAATGACTGTCATATGTTTTATCTATATGTTTTTGAATCTCTTCTATAGAATTTTTTTCATTAAATTTATAATCAATCATGTCCACTACCCGGAACTGCAAGTCTTTTGGCATTCTTTATTCTCCTCATAATCATTAATCTTTTTTCTCTATCGTATTTAGTCCAGTCACTTATTTCTTCTGACGTTCTTCCACATCCAATGCATATATCATCTTCTAATGTACAAATATTTCTACAAGGAGTTAGCTTACTAGCCACCTTTTTGCCTATAGAAAATATGAGATCCAATTCTAGTTATTCTATCTAGAGTTGGAGCCCAATATGGTCTTACATATGTTGCATGGTAGTGAGTCGCTCCTTCAGTTATACCTATATATTTGCTGTATATGTAGAAGTCACTTGCGTACTTTCGTGATTTTTCCCATGCCGTATCATCTGTTGGAATATCTTTCTTTCCATCGCAATACCAACTAAACTGGCACTGGTTTCTTTTTGGACTACCATCTTGGTATTTTACTGCTTGGTATATAACGTCACAGATGTTATTTGGAAAATGTCTGCTATAAACTCTATTCATAACTACGTCTGAAACTGCCATAGCATCTGCAAGAGATGACGCTCTAGTTTCAAAGTATATATTCATAGCTAAACATTCTAAACTATTTCTTTTTTGTATTTCGTGATATTCTGCATGAGCATGATGTATTATTCCACCAAATGCTAATACATTAATTAAAACTGCTGCTATTATTTTTTTTATCATACTGCCCTCTTCCTTTACCTATATTTAATAATAAACAGATTTCTAGGAATGTACACAGTTAATTTAATTATTTTAAATAGTGTGATAAAAATGTTACACTAGTCCATATATCCAAGAGCCCAGTTTTCTGCAGCATCTTCAGCATATCTCAGTGATTTATCAGGAAATGATTTAGTTTTAATAAATTTATCTTTTTCATCATAATAATCAATAATAGGAATTGTTTTTTCTTTTGAGTAGTCTATACAGACTATAGCTTTTCCTTTATTATCTTCTTTATAATATGTTGAAATTTCTCTTACAAATTTAGACATGTTAAACTTTACCTATTATTGGAAATATTTTTGATATGACTTCAGCACATGCTTTAGCTACTTCAATGTGTTCTTTTTGTGTTCCATGTGCTGATCTGAGTTCTATATAATGAATCCAAGAACGTATTGTTCCATTCACATATAGTCTTGAAAGAGTATTTCCTTCTGGTAGAACACATCTTGCTTGTTCTTTTGCGATACCATTCTTGATAGCGAAGTTGTATGCAATCATAGCTTCTTCCCATACTCTCTTTTGTAGTGAAATCCATTTACCTTCTAACAAAGGATCTTCTATATCAATACTATTTTGTCTGTTTTTATCATCTTGAAGTCTGGCTTCTCTTAATACGAAAATATCACCGAGACTGTTAGGATCAGCATAACGCTGACTAAACTCTTGAAAGCTAAAGCTTCTATGACGGAGCAGTTGTCTCGCAATGTCTCTTGTCGTTTCGACCTCGAGGGTAGCGGAGGCCATTTCGAAGGGCGACCAATGTTTGTTTTTGATGAGGTATCTGATAAGCTTATCAGCTGTCTCCTTGTTATTTTGGTTCGCTGGGTTTGAGACACGCGCACAGAAGGCGATGAAGTCTTGTGTATCGGTGAAATCATGTTCGAACTCCTCGTTTGGTTGGGTATATCCTACTATGCTAACTCTCAATGATACTTCTCCGAATCCATCAGTTCACCTTCAGGTTCCATAGTTTTTATTTCATCTTTCATGTCGTGCATCATAGTAACCATCTTTTCAAAATCTTTTTCTGACATGATTGTTTTATACATACTTAATCCCATTGTAGTTAACACACCTGCAGTAACTAAATGAATGTTCTCATCATCATCTTCGAATTCTTCTAGAATATCATTTACAGTTGCCATGAGTCGGTTATACACTTCTTTAAATTGATCATCAGTCAACATTCAAAATCCTTCTATATAAAAAATTAAACTTATGCCTATTGCAAACCATACAAACGGTGCTTTAGGATTTTCTACTAAAAACTTTAATCCAGTGACTTTTAGTATCAAAGATTCAGACTGGTCTTCTATTCTAATTTTACCATCTAGTGTGGTTCTTTCTACTCCACGTGGATTAGGCGGACCGTTTATAAAATTTTGTCCAGGCATTTTATTTCCTTTATAGTTTTACTGCTAATACAATTAGTATTCCAACTAAAAGTATATTTGTTAAAATCATTTGAATACAAAGAATCAAGTGATACCAAACCCATCGATGTTTATATAGAGTGTGTATATTAACTCTTGTATCTAATTCTTCATCACCTTGAGGTGGTCTTTTTAGTCCTAAGACTGTAAGCATTCCGTAATTATTAGCCATTTATCCAAACAAAGTCCCTTGTTTACTATCTAGTTGAGGTTCCATTCTTTCTTTGAGTTCTTCAACTCTGTCCTCTAATGTACTTATAGTTGTGTAAATGTGTCCAGTATCGTGTGGTTGTATTTTTGTCTTTAAGTATGCTATTTCTTCCATCAGTACTTGAAATCTAGTTATATCACTTATCATTATCTTTCTCCTCAAAGTTTAAAATCTTCAAAAGCTTTTTCATCTATTATTGCTTTACCGGTTGGAGTCTTATCAAACACAGGAGTATCATCCATCAGTGTTTGTTCTGACTCATTCACATCAAATAACCGCATCTTAGATCTATCAACGCCAATAACAAATCTTTTCTTATAAGTAGGATCATTATATCTATTCTTTAACTGTTTTACTGCAAGTTGACCCATACCTTCCAACTCTTCAGTAGATATAATAGCAAACATTAGATCGGCTGTTGCGGGTAATCCAAAAGACTCGGACGTATCTTCCAACCCAACATCCGAGTTACTATAACCCGAACGAGTCGTTTGCGTTGCAGAGACGATCGGTACGTCGAACTCGACTGCAAGGCCACGTAATTCTTCAGCAATTGCTTTAATGTAGTTGTATGAATTGATTGCACCGCCCATTCCTTTCATTCTTGATGATGAACATATATTTAAATAATCTATAAAGATCATTTCAGGTTCAAATGACTTCTTAAGTTTTAATTCATTCAATAAAGCTCTAAAGTGAGAAGAACTAGCTTGACCTGTTGGATACTCTTTAATAATCAACTTACCACTTGTTCTTGTAGATAATTTATAGACTCTATCAGCAAACATTTCTTTTGATAGATTAGGTAGTTGATCAATAGGACAATCAAGTAAGTTAGCATCTATTCTTTCTGCGATACGTTCTTCAGCCATTTCCATTGTAATGTAAAGAACGTTACGGCCTTGTGCTAAGTTTGAAGCAGCGCAATGACACATAAACAAAGACTTACCAACGCCTGTACCTGCTAAACATATATTAAGAGTTTTATTAGGAAGACCGCCTTTAGTTATAAGATTAAAATATTCTAAATCAAAAG